TCACTGTACAATGTGGAGAAAGTATCACGTTAACTTTACGTGCTCACTCTTCTTATATTGATACATTGTATTTCAATGGATTTACACGTTCAGTAACTATCCAAGCTCCTTGTTGTGGTTGTTCAGACAATCCATGTGATGATGTAAGTGATAACACTATCATTAACTTATTGATTGCTAAATTAAGACAACAAGCTCCAGGTAACAACCCTGATAACATTAGCTTCAACACATTCTTTACATTTGAAAATGTAGGTGGTACAATTTTACGTATTACAGGAAAACCATTAACTAAATATGGTCAACCTTGTGATATTGCAGCGTTCCCATTTGAATATGATAGAATGTCTTTCAGAACATTTGTATATGCTGGTCCTGCTACCACTGCTGACTTTATTGTTGCTGATGCTTGTAACGTTGTTGCTCAACCTATCATCACTCAACGTGCTTCTTATGCTACTGGTACATCTGCAGAAATTGCTCAATTAGAGAAAAACTTCTACAGCTACCAAGCTGGTTACTTGAAACATTTATATAGAATGAATGGATATAACGAGAACTTTGAGTCTTGGGTATCTGATGGTGCTATCTATAACACATTCTATATCAGATTTAATGAGTACAACAAATCTGAGTACCAATGGGGTGATTATATTATGGAAGACTCTACAGTGATTCTTGCTATTCCTCAAGGTGGTTATGATCTTACTGCTGGATTTGAAGCAATTTTAGTAGCTGCATTAGGTGCTGTAGTAGATCAAGGTATTCCTTGTATTACAACTACAACTACTACTTCTACTGCTGCTCCATCAACTACAACTACTACTTCTACTCAAATTCCTTAAGAATAAACAGTAGATAAATATTAATAACCTATGCCAGGGGAAAGAGGATAAATCTCATATTCCTCTGGCATAATTATTTAAAACAAACATGGCAAACTTACAATTAGATATACTAGTAGTACCTACCTACGATGTTAATACTCTTGGTGTTGCAGATGCTTCTGTATATCCTACTAATCCTCCAGTGGTCTCTGCACCTACTATTGAGATTGAAATACCAGGATTCGGAACTAAAATATTACCATTTGTTCCTAACCAATTAAATGTATTTACATCTTCTAATTTAGGAATTACAGATCCTGGTTGTAATCAACCACTCCCTGATGGAGTGTATAGATTAAGATATTCTGTTGCTCCTGCATATCAAAATCATGTAGAGAAAACAATATTACGTGTTGATAGACTTCAAGAGAAGTTTGACAATGCGTTTTTACAATTAAATATGATGGAGTGTGACAGAGCACTTAAAACACAATCTAGTGTACAATTAAACACAATAAACTTCTTTATACAAGGAGCTATTGCTGCAGCTAATAACTGTGCAGAATATGAGTCTAATACATTATATGCTCAAGCAGATAATATGTTAGATGGTTTCTTAAGATCTAACTGTGGTTGTTCAGGTAACAACTACCTAATAAACTTTTATTAATTATGGCACAATGTTCAGGTTGCGGAGCTAATGTAGGATGTGGATGTCAATTAACCAATGGGTTATGTGGACACTGTGCATCTAAAGTGAATAAATAAAAAATAGATATTATGTTATCACCAAGATTAACTAATTGTCCAGAATGTGCTAACATTCCTTCTTTACTTAGAAAAATAGATTGCAAGTTAGCAGAACTTGGTAATAATTTGTACAACAATATTTCATATATGTTGAACAAACCTGTTCCTATTGATGACATTCTTCAGTTAATAGGATATAGAAGAATATTACAATATAAATATATAAACCCAAATTACGCTGGTAGATATACAATAAACATGATAGCTAGTAGAGTGATACGTCTTACAGTGGGATGTGTTAGTAGATGTAATACACCAGAACCTTGTGTAGAAGTTCCTTGTAATATAACTATTGTACCAAATACTACCAGTACTAGTACCACTTTAATACCAACCACTACCACCACTAGTTCTAGTAGCACCTCTACTAGTACCAGTACATCAACAAGTACCAGTACATCAACAAGTAGTAGTTCAACAACAACCAGTACTACTACTGCAGTACCTACAACAACAACTACTAGTTCTAGTAGCACATCAACCACAACCACACTTGCTCCTACTACTACTACTACTACTACTATATTAGTTTTAGAATTACTTGGATGTTGTGATTTAACAACACAATATGTTTTATACACTCCAATTCTTGCAGCATTACCTGGCGTGTATACAGCAACAAATGGACAACCTTACGAAGTAGTTAATGGAATACCAATTTCAGGTGCACCAACCGTATCAATACTTCCTGGAGCAACAAATTATAATACTTGTAATAATTGGCTGTCAGTTTTTGTAAGTTGCCCATAATAAATAATACAAAAAAAGTTTAAACCTTTTAAAATAAATAATATGTCAACTTGCTCAAATTGTTATAACGGATGTACAGAGATCATCTCTGACAGATGTGTTAGATATACAGGAATAGATGTTCCTGCTTTAGGAATCACTACAGGAGATACATTGTCTCATGTAGAAGAATCAATTGTAAATTTTCTTGTTCCAGTATTAAATGGTGTAGGAATTAAACCAGTTATAGATGATAATATTATTTGTAATCTTGTAAGAGCTAATCTTCCTACATGTACAACATGTACAGGATTTACATTGAATGAAGTGTTAACAGCTATTATAAAATCTGTTTGTGATCTTCAAGAACAAATAGATATATTAGGAGCAGTTGTTGCTGATATAGAAGCTCCTTATACAACAGGATGTCTTACAGTGGCTCCTGGAAACTCTATAACACATCGAGTGTTACAAGCTACAATTAATAAACTTTGTGCATTAAATGCTCAATTTCTACAATTATTAATTGATCTTCCTAATACATATGTAGCTATTGCAGATCTTGATGTATTGATTCAAGATTATTTAAATAGTACAACAGGTAATCTTATTAGTAATAAAATGGTTCCTTATTCTGTACTTCCATATTTTGGACCTATAACATTTTTTGATTCTTCAGGAGCTGGTACAGGTGATTGGAATAAGATATATCTTTGTAATGGTAATAATGGAACTCCTGATTTAAGAGGTAGAGCTTTAACAGGTGTAATTAATGGTGTTCCTGGACCAACATTAAGTCCTGTTGTAGATCCTGCTATTAGTCCTGCTAATCCAAATTATAGTCTTTATGATGTTGCTGGTGCAAACCAAATTACACTTACATCTACACAAATTCCTGTACATACACATGCTAACACTGTTAATACTGTTTTAACAGATCCTGGACATACACATTCATTTAATAAAACAAATGATTATACATCAGGAGGACAATCTGCTACAAGTGGACTTGGAGTTGATGGAACACAATTAACAGCAAGTAGTGGTATTAATGGTACAGGAATCACAGCAGTAACAACAATAACAAATGTAGCTGGACCAGTAGGTGGAGGACTTCCTCATGCAAACATTCAACCAGTAACTGCTTGTTATTATATTCAATACAGACCTTAATAAATCAATAAAATGTCATATCCATATTTACCAGTGAGTTCTTGCTGTACAGATGTAGTTTTAAATAGTCCTTGTGGATGTAGTTCTACAATCACTAATAGTGGTTGTGGAAGTAATGATCCATGTGGAACTAATGTAATTTTGTCTAGTAATGTTATTTATAATGGTCCTAACCTACCATGTATAATTGCTGAACCATGCAATACACTTAATGTAGTGTTACAAAAGATAGATCAAATTATTTGTAATCTACTTTCACAAATAAATATACTTAACATTCAAGTTACAAATATTAATTCAGAATTAATAACTATAAACTCTGATATAACTAATATATACAATACATTAAGTTATTGTTGTGTAACTACAACAACCACTTCTACAACAATACATCCTTGTGAACAATTCTCATTGAATAATACAGGAGTAGATCCAGTAGCAATAATTATTACTGATTGTATTACACAAATGGAAGAAGCTATTGTATTATTACCAGGAGATACAAATATTTGTGTTGTAACAGATAGTCCTTTAACTGTTCCAGGTACAGTGATCATAACACCAAATGGTCCTTGTGGCACTTCTACAACAACATCTACTAGTAGTTCAACTACAACATCTACAACAACAGTATTATATCCATGTGAATGTTTAACATTTAACAATAGAGATGTTGATACTCATATTATAACTTACATAGATTGTAATAACGATCCTAGTGGTCCTGTAGAAATATTCTCTAATGAAGTTATAAAAATTTGTGGATCTCAAGGATTTGCTAGTGATCCACTTGTATTAATTACAGTGGGACAAGATTGTCGTACTGGAGAACGTTGTATTGTATTACCTACAACTACTACAACTACAAGTTCTACATCTACAACTACTAGTACATCAAGTTCTACTACATCAACTACTACTACTTCAGTTCCTCCTCCAATACGTAATTTATCATCAGAATATCAAGCTACTGTAGGACATGGATGTAGTGCATTAGATTATCCATTCTCATATCCTCTTCCTTCCCCTCAGGCTGTTACAGGTATGTTTATTCCAACTATTTCATGGAGTGATATTGAATATGTAGAAATTGTAAGTGTTACACCTGTTGCAGGATTGCAAATAAAATATAATGGAATAATTGTTGCACCTAGTCTTAAAATATATCCTACAGGATTATATACTTGGCAACATCCTATGTTAATAACAAGAAGTAGTTTTCAATGTAACACTCTTTTTGAATATTGGCAAATTAAAGTTAAATTGTATGGATATACTGAATTAACAAATGTTGCAACTCTTGGTACAGGATTTGTTCAAAACTATTGTCCTGATTGTACATCAACAACAACTACTAGTTCTAGTTCAACTAGCACATCATCAACATCAACATCATCAACATCATCAACATCAACCACTACTACATCAACTACATGTAACCCTTCTATTGCTCATCCATTTACTATTACAGTGGTGAATGGTACTAACACTATTCCTGATTCAGGTAGTTTCTTAGTTGATGCATGTGATGCTGCTGCTTGTTTACAAGCTAACACTTGTACAATAGCATCATCTACTACAGCACATTGGAATCAACAATATCCAGAATTAGGCGATGTAGCTTATTTAGCAGGAAGTGGATGTACATTAAGAGGACTTAATGGATATTACCAAATTAATTATGATGGTATATGGGTTGTAGTTGAAATTGTAAATAGTGTAATAGTAGATTTTCCTAGTTGTATAACAACTACCACTACTACCACCACAATTGTTGTAGATTGTATTGACTATTTTGTACAAGGAAATGCTCCATCAGGGTCTTGGACAGGATTTGATTGTAATGGAGCTCCTATATCTGGAACAGTTACAGGAGGAGGTACACAATCAACAGGATGTATGAATGCAGCAACATTAGTTCTTAATAATGCATATATTAAAGGTTCTACACCTTGTACTACAACAACAACAACAACAGCATTATAAATATAAAACATGGCTAATTGTCCACAAATAAATAATACAACAATAATAGGAACGAGTGCTGTCTCATATGATAGCACTCCACTTCCTTGTACAGGTATAAAACAATGTGATGGATTAAATAGTATTCTTGCTGAATTTGATAGCATTATATGTAGAGCAACAAATGATGTAAATATTCTTACAGAAGAAATAATA